TAGCAACCCTCGCCGCAATAGCGGCTACTTCTATGAGTGCTTCAACAGCAAGCGAGAGTTCTGGCGAACCAAGACTGTCGACGCCCGAAGTGTGGAAGGAACTGACAAGGCCGTTTACCAGCAGATCATCGACGAATACGGACCCGACTCCAGCGCCGCCCACGTCGAGGTCTACGGTGAGTTCCCCAACGCCTCCGACGATCAGTTCATCGGAACCTTGCTCGTTGACGAAGCCATGGCGCGGGCACCGTCTAAGGACCCATCGGCACCGATCGTCGTGGGGGTGGACCCGGCGCGGTTCGGGGCGGATGCGACGGTGATCGCTATACGCCAGGGGAGGGACATCCTGTCCATCCGGCGGTTCCGCGGCGATGACACTATGGAAGTGGTCGGCCGGGTAATCGACGTTATAACTGAGTTCAGCCCGCAGCTTGTGGTGATCGACGAAGGTGGCCTGGGGGCGGGCGTCGTCGACCGGCTAAAGGAACAGCGGTATAAGATCAGGGGTGTGAACTTCGGCAATAAGAGCATCAAGCCACTGATGTATGGGAACAAGCGCGCTGAGATGTGGGGGGCGATGAAGGAATGGCTGAAAACGGCCAGCATCCCGAAGGACCGGTTCCTGAAGAGCGACTTGACGGGGCCGATGATGAAACCGGACTCGAAAGGGACGATCTTTCTGGAGAGCAAGAAAGATATGAAAAGCAGGGGTCTGGCGTCCCCCGACGCCGCGGACGCGATAGCCATTACTTTCGCTTTCCCCGTAGCGCATCGAGAGGCCCGAGTAGACAATAGGCCGCGCTCGGCGTATGCTGGCGGCGCTATTTCCTCTGGCTGGATGGCCTCTTAATGGCTAAGAAGTCCGTATCCCTCGCGGTTGGCCGCGGCGAGAAGCTGCCGACCAAGCAAGGCGCTGGCCTGACGGCCAAGGGCCGGGCTAAGTATAATGCAGCCACCGGCAGTAATCTAAAGCCGCCCGCGCCGAATCCTAAAACGAAGGCTGACGAGGGCCGTAAAAAGTCATTTTGTGCGAGAATGTCCGCGGTTGCGGCGAAGGCCAAAAACGGCGAACGCGCTAAGGCCAGTCTAAAGAGGTGGAACTGTGGCAAGTAAGCCAGGGCTTTACGCAGCCATTCATGCTAAACGCGCCCGCATCGCCGCCGGATCGGGCGAGAAGATGCGCAAGCCCGGCGCTAAAGGCGCGCCGACCGCCAAGGCGTTCAAAGAGTCCGCTAAAACGAGGAAGAGATAGTGGGCGACACACAGGCCATAGGCGTTGCCTACCGCGACCAAGACCTGCTCAACTCGCGTATTGTCACGCCTGAGATTGTCGCGCCGCAATTCGACCTAACGCCGCTGTCTTCTGCGACAACACCCTTGACCGGTTCGGAAGTCTTAGCGGTAGTTCAAGGCGGCGTTACCAAACAACTGCCCATAACGTCCGTGGCTACGGCCATGTATTATGGGATGTTTCAAGACAATAATACGCAAACTAATGTGGGGGTCGGGCTAATTCCACCCGATGGAAATGCAACAAAACTTCGCACGACTGACTTTGCCAACGGCATATCAATCGTTGACCAGACAAAGATCACGCTGCCCCGCACGGGTATTTACAATATGCAGTTTTCGGCCCAGTTTTCGCGCGGCGGCGGTGGTGGGGGTCTTTCTCTTGTTGAGATATGGCTAAAGAAAAACGGCGTTAATGTTATTGAGACTAACACGCAGTTAAGTGTTGCGTCTAACAACGGTAAAGCCGTTGCGGCGTGGAATTTTTTGCTTAATTCTACTGCCGGCGACTATTTCGAGCTATACTGGTATAGTTCTGACGCGGCCGTTGAAATGTGGTATGGCGCGGCGGGGACCAACCCGGCGCGGCCTGAGACGCCATCCATAATTGTAACCGTAACACAGGTGACGTAATGCCTCTGGTCAAGAGCAGCAGCAAGGGCGCGTTCCGTAAGAACATCAAAGCTGAAATGGCCGCTGGCAAGCCTCAGAAACAGGCACTTGCCATCGCCTACGACGTAAAGCGCAAGGCTGCGGCCAAGAAAGGCAAGTCAAGTGGCTGCAAGTGACGTAAGAGACGCTGGGAAGGTCGCCAGCGCCGACGAAGGCGACGAACGGCTTGCCACCATGCGCCATCGCTTTACGGTGGCTCAGGCTGCCTATAGCGACACCCGCGAGGATGAGCTTGACGATCTCCGGTTTATGGCGGGCTCGCCTGATAACCAGTGGCAATGGCCGGCTGACGTGCTGGCGACCCGCGGCGCGGTGCAGGGCCAGACGATCAACGCGCGGCCGTGCCTGACCATCAACAAACTGCCGCAGCACGTTCGGCTCGTGACCAACGAGCAGCGCCAGAACCGGCCGCAGGGCAAGGTCATCCCGGCCGATGAGAACGCCGATCCGGCCGTGGCCGAGGTGTTCGACGGCATCATCAAGCATATTGAGTATCTGTCCGACGCTGACGTAGCCTATGACACGGCTTGCGACAACCAGGTCACATACGGCGAGGGCTATATCCGGCTGATTACCGAGTATTGCCGCGAGGACAGCTTCGATCAGGACATCAAGATCGTCCGCGTTCGCAACAGCTTCAGCGTCTATATGGACCCGATGATTGAGGACCCGTGTGGCTCGGACGCGCGGTATTGCTTCGTCACGGAAGATATTCCGAAGAAAGAATATGAGCGACTTTACCCCGACGCGACGCCCATCTCGACAATGATGGCGCAGGGCGTGGGCGATCAGATGCTCAGCATGTGGATGAGCCAGGAAACCATCCGCATTGCTGAGTATTTTTACGTCGAAGAGAAGAAGCACACGCTTAATCTCTACCCGGACAATATCACGGCGTTTGAGGGAACGCCGGAGGACCGCCGGCTGAAGGCCGCCTATGGCAAGCCGCTGCGCTCACGCCGGAGCGACCGCCGGCAGGTCAAATGGCTGAAAACGAACGGCTACGAGGTGCTGGAGGAACGTGACTGGGCGGGTAAGAGCATCCCTGTCGTGCGCGTCATCGGCAACGAGTTCGAGGTCGACGGTCAGCTCTACATCAGCGGCTTGGTGCGCAACGCGAAAGACGCGCAGCGCATGTATAACTACTGGGTCAGCCAAGAGGCAGAAATGCTGGCTCTAGCCCCGAAAGCGCCCTTCATTGGCTATGGCGGCCAATTCGAAGGGTATGAGATGCAGTGGAAGACGGCCAATACGAACAATTGGCCGTATCTGGAGGTTAACCCGGATGTCACTGACGGGGCTGGTAATACTCTCCCACTACCGGAACGCGCGCAGCCGCCTATGGCGCAGACTGGGCTTATCCAAGCCAAGATGGGCGCAGGCGAAGACATCAAAGCAACCACGGGTCAATACGACAGTTCTATTGGCGCTACCAGCAACGAACGAACGGGTCGCGCTATTCTGGCACGGGAGCGGCAAGGCGACACGTCTACGTTTCACTATGTAGACAACATGAGCCGTGCGGTTCGATACATCACGCGGCAGTTGGTTGACCTTATCCCGAAGATTTACGACACACAGCGGGTGGCTCGCATTGTAGGTATCGACGGCGAGATCGGAATGGTGAAGATCAATCCGACGCAACCGGAAGCCGTGCGCGTCATTAAGGACCCGATCACGGGCGAGACGATTGACAAGATTTACAACCCGAACGTCGGTCTTTACGACGTTATGGTCACGACCGGCCCGAGCTACATGACTAAACGTCAGGAAGCCATGGACGGTATGGCTATGATCTTGCAGTCTAATCCTGAGCTGTGGTCGGTCGCGGGCGATCTGTTCATTAAGAACATGGATTGGCCTGGCGCGCAGGAGATGTCGGCGCGGTTTGCCCGTATTCTGGACCCGAAGGTGCTTGATAAGACCGACGAATCGCCCGAGGCGCAGATGATGCGCGCTCAGATGAATGACATGGCGAACCAGATGGAACAGACGACGGCGTTGATCCAGCAGCTTCAGCAGTCCTATGACATGCAGAAGTTGGCGATTGACCAGCAGAACTCGCAGATTAAGGCTTATGAGGCCGAGACGAAGCGTATTCAGGTCACGCAGCCGTCTATGACACCTGAGCAAATTCAGGACATTGTGCAAGGGACCATTGCGGCGGCCATTGATATGGGCGACATCGTGCCGGATAGCGCACCGATTCGCGGCGAAATTGAAGGTATGGCGTAATGGATCAAAAGACAGCATTAGAACTGTTTGAATACCGCGACGGCACGCTTTATTGGCGCGTCAAACCGTGTCGACGCGATCCTATCGGTATGAAAGCTGGCTCTGTTGATCCTGCACGGGGTTACATAAGCATAAACTACAAACGTAAGCGCTATTACGCGCATCGACTTATCTATTTGATTCACAACGGCTATTTACCGCCGGAAGTAGACCATATAGACGGGGATAAGACGAATAACCGCGCCGAAAATCTCCGCGCTTGCAACCATGTACAGAACGCACAAAACCGCCCTGCGCAGTGCAACAATAAGTCAGGCGTCAAAAACGTCGTGTGGGGCAAAAACCGCGAAAAATGGGTTGTTTACATGAAAGTGGACGGTAAAAACACTAATTTTGGCGGTTTTGAAGACCTAGAACTAGCGGCTTTTGTGGCGTCTGAACTACGCGATAGACACCATAAAACTTTTGCGAGGCACGTATGAGCTGCGCCGATCTAATAGGCCATCTTTTTCTTGCTAGAGACGTAACTCATAGCACGCACTTAAACACGCGATCCTACGCCAAACACAAGGCGCTAGGCTCGTTTTACGGCAAAGTTATTGATTTGGCTGACAATTTGGCTGAACAATATCAAGGCCGTCATGGCTTAATTGGCCCGATTACGCTTCATTCAGCCAAGAAAACGACCAATGTGGTTGAATTTCTTGAAGATTCGCTGAAAGAAGTCGAAAATATGCGATATAAAGTGTGTGATAAGGAAGATACGGCCATTCAGAACACTATTGACGAGATAGTTGGCTTATATCTTTCTACGCTGTATAAATTGAAGTTCCTAGCCTAAGAGGGCATCATGGGTCTTAAATCAACCACTGTCTGCTTGGGCTATCAGCAGATTACTTCGCTTAGTTCTGCGGCGGGTTTGACGCCCCCGCAAGGTGCGACAATGGCGCTTATTGTGCCGGAAACGCAAGGTGTCCGTTGGCGCGATGATGGCGCTAATCCTACGGCATCCGTAGGTATGCCAATAGCTGCCGGAGCGTATCTAAACTATGATGGCGATTTTAACAGAATAAAATTCATAGAACAGACCGCCAGCGCGAAGCTAAACGTCAGTTATTACGCATGATCCGTGTTCAGACTATAGGGCTAAGCGACATTCGCATCCAACCGCGGTCCAACATCTATGATGTTGGCAATGGTGTGACTGTGTATGAAAACTCTGCTAGTGCCCCTACGCCCGGCGTATCTAACGGCATATTACTGGAAAGTTCGTCTGATTTCCTGATGCTGGAAGATAACGTCAGCTACTTGCTGCAAGAGGCTTAAAATGGCTAATACTAGTATTTCCAATCTTGCGGCCGGCGCAGCCGTATCGGCAACTGACGTTCTTCCTAATGTGCAAACGGCAGGTGTTGGGCCTGTAAAGACAACTGCGGCGCAGATTAAGACTTTCACTAGCGATAGCCCGACTTTAGTAACCCCCACAGCGGCTACATACATATCGGGAACTGGCGACGGCACGGCGTCTCTTGGCGCAGGCGCTATTCGAGGGCCGGCGGCCGTTGGAACTGATACCGCGGGCACAACGCTCACTATTTCTGCTAGCAATGGCACG